TTTTGTTAAAGATTTTACAAACTCTGGTTTTTGTTCTGACCAAATGGTCGTGTTAAAGTAATTATTTATAAACATATTATTTAAATGGTTTTCCTAAATGCCAAACAACAAGACTATATCTTGTGCCTGATGTTACGGGTTTAACTCTATGCCATACAAAAGAAGGAAACACAATAATAGATCCTTTAGGTAAAATCTCTTTTGCTCTTCTTAAATGTTTAGCTTCGTCTCTCATATGTGGATCGTAGTTTCTAAAATCAAATTCTAATTCACCACCTGTGTATTCTGAACCATCTGTTAACTGACAAGTCATAGATAGTTTTCGAATCTTACCATTGTCGGGTCCTTCTTTTTCATAAGGTTTATCCCAACCATCACAATGCCAATCATAGTATTGGTTGTGTTTATATTTTGTAAACTGACAAGATTCTGATCTGTCCCATTCAAAGTTCCAACCAGCTGCTTTATTTGCTTCGTGAACGTATGGGTGTAATTCTTTGTATATCCAAGTATCATTTAACCAAACTAAATCAGAGTTTCTTTTTCTTTTTAAATCTTTAACTTCTTCTTTAGATAATTTTTTATCACCATAGCCACCTGTTCTAGCCATTACTTCTTCTTGTTGATTAGCATAAGCTATTACATCATCACAAAACTTTGGTGTAAGGACACCACTAAAATACCAATAGTAATTAGATATATTCATAAGTTATTGTTTGCACAAAGTTTAATGAATCTTTTTGATTGTTAGTTAGGTAATACATATTCGTTGATGGAAACATTATGAACATATTATTTTTAAGTTCTATGTCCCAACTTCTTCCTTTACGTCTATTATCTTCATAGTGTATTCGAACAAAACAATCTTTAACTTTAACACCATAAAGCATTGTAAAGTCTGGAGAGTTTCGTAGATCCACCGGATCAATATTTAATAAAGGAATTGTTGTTTCCGCAGGTTTATAGATATTTCCCCACGTTGATTTGTTAACTAAATTGATACCATAATCAAGACCAATAAAGTCTCTCATATATGTGTTTAACATATCCCAAGTTCTTGAGAATGGAAATTCTTTAGTGTTAAAAGTTGATTGTAAAATATCGTTGGTAAGTTTTTCTTGGTCTATCTCAAAACCTTTCGGCATATCGATATCACCATAGAATAGACTTTGTTCTGTTAATACTTTCTTTTGCATACCACCACCATTTTTAATTTATGCTTTTGAATCTGTCAAGTCCCAAGTTGTATTAGCTTCATTCCAAGAGTAACTCCACATATGAGTATCTGCTTCGTTTTGTGAAGTCTGTTCTTCTGTTAATGCTGGAGCATCACCAATAGGTGATTTCCAAGAAGCTGATGCATTATGTTTTACCCAAGACGCATATGGTTTTTTAGGCCAGAAGATTTGATCATCTTCATCCCAAGTATAACCTATACCTGCGTAGTTTCCTCTAAATGGAGTTCCACCATTTTTATGTTGTCCGCCAGATGTATTGTAAGATGTTTGAATCCACATTTGTGCAGGCCAGTTATTGTGTTGTTCTAAATATTGTTGACCTACTGCTTCGTCTTCAACTCCGTCAGCGTTTAACATATCACTATTATTCAAAGTAAGTACTTGAATAACTTTACCGTTCGCTCCTAATTTTGCAAAATGTGCCATAATGTTTCTCCTTATATATTAATTTTAAATGTTAGTAAATACATATTAATTTTGAAATTTGTATCTAATAATAACAATTCCAGAACCACCAGTTGCACCAACCATAGATCCAGGAAATCCAGCTCCACCACCAGCTCCACCACCTGTATTTATAGTTCCTGCAGTGCCTGCACCAGGACCATTTTGTATACCAGCTCCACCACCTCCAAGTCCACCACTAGCCGGTCCAGGAGGACTACTTCTTGAACCTCCACCGCCACCACCTGAAAAATAACGAAACGATCCAGAAGGTTGACCATTAGTACCAACAAAGTTTTCAGGAAAACCTCCACCTACTCCTCCTGCGCCACCTTCACTTCCACTTGAGACTGACCCATTAGCCAAAGCACCACCGCCGCCACCTGCAGCCCAACCAGGTGGACTTGCAGATGAATTACCACCATCATTTCCTTGAGGAGGTGATACGGGAGGTGTGTTTCCTGTACCTGCTCCTGATGGGGTATTATTTGCATTACCACCGCCAGAACCTCCAGGAGCACCACCACCTCCATCGTTAGCACCATATCCACCACCTGCTGATGTTATTGTTGTTGTTCCGGCAAAAACTGAATTATTTCCATTATTAGCTGCTCCACTTGGACTTGGACTTGGAGGAGCTACTCCTCCTGCGCCAACTGTTACTGGATAACTACCACAAGCAGCAACAGGTAAAGCTGTAGGTCCATTCAAAGGGGCTGCAGGGTTTCCACTTATATCTGGTGATTGATAAAATCTTAAACCTCCACCACCTGCTCCTCCTAAACCTACTCCACCGCCAGGAGTAGAGGCACCTGATCCACCTCCAGCTACTACTAAATAATCTATTTTTTCTGATCCTGCAGCATTACCTACTGCTGATACAGCGAATGTACCTGGACCTGTAAATGTATGAATTTTATAATTACCGCAAGGAGAATTTGTTATTGTTCCACCTGTTGCTGCAATATATTGTGCTGTTGGTGCTTCATCTTGTAAACCTGAATCTGTTACTAACCAACCTTGTGTTGAATCTATAAATACTAATGTTACTGCAATACCTTCTGTACCTAAAGTTGCATTAACAGTTGAACCACCAATTTTATCTGAACCGTTTTGAACTAATGTCACATTATTTGTATCAAAAGTTCCTGCATAATCTTTTATTGCAACTACATCTCCAGCACTTCCTGCTGGTAAATTAACTGATATCGCTCCAGCTGTTGTATTTACAAAATAACCTACACCACTTACTGCTGTGAATCCTGATGTTTTAACTGTTGTATCCCAAGAAGCTGCACCAGTTGCGCCGAACCCTGCCGCCGTACCGTTGTTCGTGATCGTTGCACCTGCAGGAATTGTGAACGTATCTCCACTATCTCCTAATGTGACTGTACCACAATTTGTTCTTGGACTAATTTTATTTACTTTTATTTCACTCATAATTTACCTATTGAAATTTGTATCTTATTATTACTATACCAGAGCCGCCGTTTCCAGGAGAAACACCTACATCAAGACCTGGAGCTGAATTACCTCCACCACCACCACCTGTATTAGCTGTACCACTAGTAGAATTATTTACGTAATTACTAGCACTACGACCAGCTCCTACTCCACCACCTCCAGTTCCACCTGGTGCGGGTGCTGTTGGATAAGGTTGAGTATAGGCTCCACCACCTCCACCTCCACCATAAGATGAACAACTTCCTATAATATTTAATGTAATACCGTTACCGCCTGGACCACCGTCTCCGTCAGGAGCAGGACTTACACTGCTACCGACAGTTAAAGCTCCACCACCACCACCACCTGCTCTTGATGCTCCTCCAGTACCAGGGGCTTCAGATGAAGCTATTCCTCCAGCGCCACCATTATTTCCTTGAGCGGGTGATACGGGAGGTGTATTTCCTGTTCCACCAGCTTGAGCACCTGGTCCTGCTGGGTTTCCATTACCACCACCACCTGAACCACCAGGTCCTCCAGTTCTAACGGCTGGATATTCTCCACCAGAACCTCCTCCAGCGGATACAATTGTTGAAAAAATTGAAGGTGAACCATTTGGATTTCTTACAGGTCTAGCGTCAGGAGGAGATGAAATGTGTTCTTTAACAGAACCTGCTCCCACTGTTATTGGATAACCTTGTGCTGAAACAGGTAAAGCTGCTGGTGCTTTTAAAGGTGTTGCAGGACTTGGTTCACAATAAGTAGTTGCTGAAAACCTAACACCACCAGCTCCACCACCTCCACTTCTATAAGAACTTGCACCAGCTCCACCACCAGCGACTACTAAATAATCTACTGTATTTGAACCAGCTGGTGTACCAGCATTTGTAACTGTAAAAGTTCCTGGACCTGTGAATGTATGAATTTTATAATCTCCTGAACAAGTAATTGTTCCACCAGTTGCTTCAATAAAAGGATTACCTCTTACATTTGAAGTTGAATCCATTGTATTAACCCAACCTTGTGTTGAATCAACATATACAAAAGTTACTGATTGTCCTTCTGTATTTAAAGTTACATTTGCGTTTACTGAACCAATTTTATCTGTACCATCTGGTGAAACTGTAACATTATTAGTTTGCCAAGTCGCTGCGTAGTCAGCTAAACTGACAATTGCTCCAGCACTACCTGCTGGAAGATTAACTGTTATAACTCCTGCTGTTGTATTTACAAAATATCCATTACCTGATACTGCACTGAACGTTGCAGTTTTAGGCGTTGTATCCCAGTCCACGGTCCCCGTTCTACCAAACCCTGTCTGTGATGCACCTGATGCTAAAGCGATCGTATCACCACTAGCGCCAATAGTAATTGTATTACTATTCTCGTTAATGATGTTTTGACCGCATTGGTTTTGAACGTTATTTACTTTAATTGTACTTGTCATAATTATTGAAATTTGTACCTTATTATTACTATACCTGAACCGCCAGATCCACTATTTCCTGGATTAGGTTGAGGAGATCCACCTCCACCGCCACCAGTATTTGCAGTTCCATTTTGACCATCAGGTCCACCGTTTGCACCACCACCTGTTCCACCAGGTGCATAATCTGAAGACGGAGAAAGACTTCCTGCATCAGAAAAACCTCCGCCACCACCACCAGCATATGATGTAGAAGTTGCTGAAATTGAAGTTGTTGCTCCATTTCCACCACCGCCTTTACCATTTCTATTTGAACTAGATCCACCACAAGTACCACTATCAGCGTGTCCTGGAGTTCCAGCAACAGTTGCACCGCCACCACCACCCATTTGCCAATAACCTAAATTTCCACCTGCATTTCCTTGAGGTGGACTAACAGGAGGTGTATTTCCTGCTGCACCTGTTCCATTTGGTTGTGCTGATCCACCACCTGATCCACCAGCGGATTGTAAACCATCATTCCATCTACCACCACCTCCACCACCTGCTGATGTTATTGTTGAAAAAACTGAATTTGAACCAATATTTCCATTATCAGGATTTGAAACACTCGCAGCACCAGAACCTACTGTAATTGGATAAGCTTGAGCTGTAACTGGTAAACCTGCTGGTGCGTTTAATGGGCTAGCTGTATAACAATCTGAAGATGCTTTACCTTCTCTAAAACCACCTGCTCCACCTCCACCACCACCATTATTACCGTGTCCACCTGAACCTCCACCAGCGACTACCATATATGAAACTTGGCTTGATCCTCCTGGATTACCTGCACAAGAAACCGTAAAAGTTCCAGGACTAGTAAAAGTATGTATTTTGTAATCACCACAACAAGTTATTGTACCACCTGTAGCTGTAATAAAAGCAGGGGCTTGTGGAACTTGTGAAAAATCATCACTGTGAACTGATCTCCAACCAACTGTTGCATCAATATATACTAAAGTTAAACCTTGACCTTCTGTTGATAGTGTAAGAGCAATTCCTGCATCTCCACCATTAATTTTTTCAGATCCATTTGGATCAATTGTTAAATTGTTTGTGTCAAATGTATTATTATAATCTTGTACTGAAACTATCGCTCCAGCAGAACCTGCTGGTAAATTTACTGTAAAAGCTCCACCACTTGTATTACAAAAATATCCATTACCTGATACTGCAGAAAAAGTTGCAGTCTTTGGAGTTGTGTCCCAGTCTACTGTTCCTGTTCTACCAAATCCTGTTTGAGATGCTCCACTAGCTAAAGTAACCGTATCACCTGATTGACCAACCGTTAATGTTGATCCGCATTGTGATGATATTTGATTGACTTCTATTTTTGACATTATACTATTACTAAAGTCCCCGTTACTGTTATAGTTGCAGGAATAGTGATAGGTCCAGCTAGAACTGCACTTTCAATTGTTTGCGTACCGTCGATCGTGGCCGCTTGATTTTTTATAAATTCATCAGGGGCTGTTCCACCTCCAATGTATTGGATTCCATTTACTACTGCCGTCATTATTCCTCCTACGTACTGATTTCGTCGATAAATGATGTAACAATATCTAAAGACGAAGCGGTATCGCTTTGAGCTTTAAGTACGTCACCATTTGCCAACACAATTTTTGCGCCGCCTTGAATTAGTTC